CGATATTCAAAGAAGCGTTGTCAAACAGGCGACCAAGCGCGCTCTCGCCGACAGTCTTAACCAGCGTGTCCGTCGTGTTATTCAACCGAATGTACATAGAGATGTCTTCGGCCGACCCCGCGGCCGTGCCGTACCAATACACACGCGCTGTCTTGATGCTTCCAGTCTTCGGGATATAGACACGACGCACCCCGCCGATTCCCAATAGATGTGGCGCGGCCGCCTGGATACCAAAATGATAAGTGGAGTTATCGGCTGGGTCAAAAGTGAGAGCCGTTAGGGGCAGGGCATACGCCCCCGCCGCAGGCTTGTCGGTCAACGAATTATAGGATTTCTCCGTCAGGTCATTGAGATTATGATTGTGAGCGACGGCGGCGAAGGCGGCGGCATGACTCCCGTCCACCGTGTCGGCGTCCTCCACCTGCCCGTCCACGTCCGTGTCGTAGGTCGTCTTTAACATCACGTTGGACGACAACTTGGCATCCGCGATGGAGGCATCGGGGAGGACCGGGGCCGTCGTAAACGTCCATACCCCGGTGACGGTATGTGCGCGGTCTGTGCAGACTATCTTCGCCCCGGCCTTGACATTGGTATCCTCCAACCCGCCCACGGCGGGGTCTAGACACGCATAGAGGGGGGCAAAGTCTCCGTTAAGCCGTGCCGCCGTGATTTTGCCCGCGTCGGTCTGACTGTCCACCCATGTGTAAAAGTAACTTGGAACGCCCATGATTATCCTCCCTTACGGATTCCGATACACTACTAGCGTGTCAATCTTGACCCATGCCGCACCATCCCACCGTTTCAGTTTCCCGCCGCCACCGTCACTCGTTGACACGCCCGTTAAGCCGCAAGTGCCGGACGGCACGACAAGTCCCGGCTGACCCGTCCCTGCTACGCCAGTGAGAGGAACGTCGATGCCCTCTGGCGTATAAACGACGGTTCCAACCGCCCCCGTTCCCGACACGCCTGAAAGTGCAACGTCGGTAGCGGGGGGACTCGTGCCAACCGCGCCTGTTCCGGCGTTTCCCGTTACGGATTTCTCTGTGCCGGGCGCTACCGTCCCGACGCTACCCGCCGCCGGGGTTCCGGTTATTTCCTTCGCCGTGTCGGGAACTACTGTTCCGACTGCACCCGTCCCCGCTTCGCCCGTGATGGGAACATCTTTGTCGCCGCTGATGGAGGGGGTCACATCGCCGACGGCCCCCGTTGCCGAGTTACCGATTACCTCTTTACTTGTCCCCGGGGCCACGGTTCCCGCTTGGCCCAGAGCCTCGATTCCGGCTAAGACAACCGCCATTTCCGGCGCGACTGTTCCAACGGACGCTGGGGTCTCGATGCCGGAAATGGGCGTGGTCGCGGTTGGAGCCATTGTCCCGACCGCCCCCGCGGCGAGAACCCCGGACAGGGCCAACGCAAGACTTAGGGCGACGGTGCCAACTGAGGCCGTCCCCGAAACCCCGGAAATAGGAAGGGTAATATCGGGGCTAGCACTGGCCTGTATCTGTGCGGCCTCGGCGTTGACCCCCTGCCAAACCCAACTCATGTTAGGCTATCTTCCTTATGCTCCAGTAAATCGTTCTGTCAGTCCCGGCGAGTTTCGTCACCGTGACATCCCAACCTTCACCGAGTACCATGCTCGGGATGACCATCAGCGGCTTCGACTGCGCCCCGGTCAGAATCCACTCTTCGACGAGCCGTTGTGTCCCGCCGGAATCATATTTTTCATAGAGCCGGACGCAGTATTGCTCTGTGGCCGTCATCGCGGAGAAGTCAACCCAGAATTGGAACACGCCGTCCGTCGTCTGTGGGGCGGGGGTTCCAGGGACGATGATGCTGTATTCCGTCGTGCCGATGGAAGCAGAACCGTTCGTGTACGTTATCGCCATGTTATCCTCCGATTCCTACGGCTACCGCGTTATATCCTGAAGCTGGAGTTGTGCTACACCACCCGCGCACATAGAGTGTCGCCCCGGCCGGTACTTCGCAAAAAGCCTCGACCAAGTTTCTGTGGTTCATCTGCCCCTGGGCTTCGTCGGTGGAATTAAAAAGGACCACCAAGTTTTCGATTATCATTACCATGTTCGTCCCATCGCCGTAGGCTAGGTCAACATGCGTAACCTGCGCCACGATGGTGCCATTCGAGACCTGGACGCCGAGTTGCCACCACCAGCAGGGCCGCGTCGTCGTGCCGAGCGAGGCCCACGCCCCTTCGGAGCCGTTCACGGGCGTGAAACTCACCCCGGCAGACCCCGTAATCGCACCGACCGTCTCGGAATACTGACCGACAAGGACGGCCTCTGGGTTCGAGGGCTGGCCGTAGAAGATAATCGCCACACGAACGGTTCCGGCAGTCGCATTCGACCCCTGGATTCTGACCGCCACGGATGACCCCGCCTTGATAAATATGGGAAAGAAAAAGTTCTTCGGTGCCCGGTTGGGGATATCCGACTGACCGCAGACGATGTTGTTGATAATCGCCGCATAACTCGTCCCCCCCGCTGGGTCTACCCCAATATCAAGTAGGTGGTCTTTCTGGTTGGCGCTCGTAGCGCCCGCCGATACCTGCACGGTGACGGCATAAACATCCTGGGCGATATTCGCCGCCGTGGCAATCTGGGTCCAGGCTCCCTCGGCATTGCTCGCGCCGGGGACGACAGAGGTTCCGGGTGCAACAGCTGGACTTCCCCAATTCGTGTATTTCCAGTGGAACTTGTTGCCGACGGGGTTTAAGAGCATGGCCCCTTCTCTTGCTTAGGCCGCAATCCGAAGCAAGCCAGTCGTTGCGTCGTTTGTCGGCATGGTCAGCGTGAATGTCCCCGCCGTAATCGTCTGGTCGCCGAACGTATGCACGCTCACCGACTTGTTGCCCTGCGTCGAGTTGTAAATCATCACGCAGTTGAAAGCGGTCGTCAGCGTCACCGTGGTGTAAACGATGCTGGCGGTCGGGGTCGTGTAGGCCGTCGTGCCGGAACTCGCCGGAGCAATCCAATCCGGCGAACCCGTGAGGTCAACACCGCCCGCCGAATAGCCAGTCCCGCTCACCTCGCCCGTCACCGTGTAAACCGTGCTGGCGGCGTTGATGGTGGCCGAAGTCAGATAGAGCGCCGCCTTGAACGAGTCGGGCGTAGTGGCTCCCCGGACCACGGAAGTCCCCAACGCGTGAATCCCGCTGAGGATTTCCACCTTGAAACTTGTGCACATCGCTTGAGTGTTTGCCAAATTAGCCTCCTATCTTCGCCGCCTCACCGAACGCGGCGGGCATTTTTTTCAACGTCACATGGGCCGACCGATGGACAATCTCGCCGTCCAGTCGGTATTCAACCCATGTCGTGTGTTCGTTTTCGTTGTCAATTTCGCCCGTCTTCTTGACGAGCAGGGCATCGTCCATGAGTCCCTTGGTAGTCGTTATAAGCATGAAATCTCCTTTAGGCTGACGTATCAACCCATATGTCGCCGACCTGCGGATTTGTCGGGGCCGTTGGCCCCACCGTAATCTTCGCAATCCCCGCGCCCGTTACTAGGGGGGCATTGATGGCCGCCACAACCTCGTTTATCTTGGTCCGTTGTCGGACGAGTGCCCGATTCACTTGCAGGTCGCCCGTCTGAGCCCCGGCGGTCAGCAGTTCCATCGGGGGCATCAGCGCACCCCTTCCGTCCGGTACATGAACGTCATCGCCTGAAGCGTCAAGTCCACCTTGTCAGTTCCGCTCAAGCCGAACCGATACAACTGACCCGGAGAGCCGGGGATAGCCACCCGCTTAGTAAACCCCTCCCGTGACCCGAGGAAAGTGTATCCGCAGTAGCAGTACCCGCAGAAGGCCGTACTGAGTTCGTCTATCGTTATCGCCGCGGAATAGAACGGAGACTCGTAGTCCTTCTCGACCGTGAACGTGAGGGTGCAACCCCCCGAGGCCGCGAGCGAGAGGAACCCGAGCCTGACCGTCTTGGACACGCCGGGGGACTTCCCCAACGGTTGCCAACCCGTCTGCATCGCATACGGAATATCAAACGTAACATCAGCCGCCCCGGAATCGAGTAGGTACACCCACCCATCGGACGACCCGGCGATGACACGGGTAATCCCGAGTGCGTCTGTGTAAGTCCCGAGGCACGTCAGCGTGTGGTTCGGGTACTCGTGATACGTCCAGCCGACGATGTTCTGGGACAGTTGCTCGGGAATCCCCTTGTTAATGTAGAGGAGCGGCACGATGAAATGCCCCACAAACACCCGCTTGGTCAGGGACGAGTGATTACAGAGGTAGAGGAACTGGTCCTTGACCGGGTAGTAAACCGCCGAGTAACGGGCGTTCTGGCTGGGCGTGATGTATCCGAGGTCGGCCAGAGGCCGGATGGACTTCGACAGGTCGTAGAGGTTCACCCCGTCAAAGGACTTCCAGCCTTCTTCCGAGAGGAAGATAACCTTGTCCTCAAAGGGGATGATGCCCCAGGATGCGATACAGCCGACCCCGTGCGAGACGGCGTAGAAGTTGGCGAAGTCGCCCTCCAAGACGAATATCCGGTTCCGCTTGAAGATGATGAGGTAGTCACCTACCGAAGCGGCTCCCGTGATGTCCTCCCCGTCCTTCCGGTCGAAGTACTGATAGTTGACACTCGGCGCGGCGTCGCCTATCCCGGCCTTGCTCCACCGCACCAGGCTCCCGCCGTCTGTCTCATCGGGACAGTTGATGTAGAATATCCGGTCCTTGTGGAGAACGAGGAACTTAGCCTTCGGGGGAACCGTGTTGTCAATCTCCAGGGACGTGCCGAGGGCCGAGTCCGCCGCCTCGTCGTCGTAGGAACTCGTTGCGTTGGCGACCTCGACAACCTTATAAAACGCCAGGGGGTCGGTCCCCGCCGTGTTCAGGTTCAGCGTCCGGTAGATAACGATTTTGTCCACCTGAGAATCGGAACTCTCGTCGTAGTGGATATGAAATTTCTTGCCCGTCAGGTCCAGGGCAGTACTCGCCGGGGACGGGTTCCCGGTAAACGAGTTCGGCGCGTTTCGTTTATAGCAATAAACGTAGGAATACTTGCCCGTCAGCCCCCCCGCGCCCCCGTCCGTGACCACCGGAACCGCCGGGGGAGCAATCCCTACGCCGTAGGCCGTCGTGTTATAGAGTTTGAAATTGGCGTTCGTCCCATTGACCCCGTAGCAGAACCCCTGATGGACGACGAAACTGTATCTCAGTCCCGCCGTGACCGTCGTGAGGTCATGCCAGCCCGCATCGTAGTACTGTATCTTTGTGCCGACCGCGACCAGAACGTAGGTCGTCCCGTTGGGGGCCTTGTACTCGTAGAGGTCTTGGACTTGCGCCCCGCCACCGGAGGCCGTGGCGTAGAGTGCCGTCATCCCCCCGCGCTTCTTCAGTCCCCGCTTCGTCGTCAGGTTGAAGTTCTTGACATCGGTTAAGGCCCGCTTGTCAAGGTCGAGAGGAGAAGTAGACAAATCCCAGCCGAACGACCAGTCGGCCAGGACATAGGAGGTATCGGCGTTATAGGCCATTAGTCGTCCATGTCGTAATCATTAGGGATAGAGAGCGGAGTCTGCGTCTGGTACTGAATGAGCGCCTTCCGCGCAAGCCATTCGTACCTGTCCCGCAGGTTCGCCAGATACGGCGATACGTTCTCATCCTTCGTGCGGGCCGAGATGACCAGTTCCACCGCAACGAGCGGATGGAGGTCTTCCGGCAGGTCGGCCAGGGTCGTCGCACGCGGCAAGAAATACATCCGTATGTAGTCCGTTAGGACACCCGAACTATCGGGCAGAATCCGAACCTTGCCCCGGACAAAGGTGTACCCTGCGGGTTCCCCGGCATCGGCGTTAAGGTAGTCGGGGAGTTCCTGGTCGGGGATAGGTTTCAACGGCACCCCGTCGGCGGCGCGCTCCACCCTCACGACCTTGTGCCAGCCAACGGGGAGGTCAAGATAGTTCTCCCCAACGGCTAAAGAATAGAGGATGGGCCACTTCTTGAGCGGGAAGAGGAGATTCCAGAAATTAGCGTTGACTAGGGTGATGGCAACGGCCTTGAGGGCAACGAACTCCGCGCCAGACCACATGGCGGCAGGGGAGTCGTTCAAGAGTGAACGGGCATAGACCTCGAATTCTGTGTCGGTCATGGCTTTTTCCTTATGTGGCAATCAAACCGTGCGTTCTTTGCTTCGCCAAAAGTGTATTGAAGGCCGCGTTGGAGGCGTTCAGGGCCGCGATAATCTCGGCTTCGCTGTCCAAGTCTCCGGTTGTGTAGTCTGCCTTCAGGTCGGCCTGTGCCGCCGCCTGCGCGCCGACGACTTGGACGGCATTAATCTTATAAACCTTTCCGGTTGCCACGTTCATCGAGCCAATCAATGTAGCATCCCCAGCCCCAGAAATCTTCAAGACTTCCACCAGGCCCGCTCCTGGGTTCGCATACAATTTTATGTTTCCTAAATCTCCGGCATCTTCGCCGACGGCGGCCCGCAACGTCCCGCTATTATAAAATCCAAGCCGGGCATAACCCGAACCAGAGCGGTCAATTCTATATTGAGTATCGGAAACAAATTCTGACCCTGGACCCGCCTGAGTAACAGTTCCATCGCCAAAAGATAAATCTTGGACTCCGGTTAATGACCACGTGGCATTTCCGGTGACAGAGGAATTTATACGAACGAGAGAAGTAGTCAGGCCACCCGGACTCGTAATTACAACATTGTTAGCCGCCCCGCCAGCTCCATCGAAGCGGCATGTATCAAGAGTCAATTGTCCGCCCTGGAGGAACCTAAAAACATCAATTCCGGCCGTCCCCTGCGTGACCCGAAAATTACGAAGAGTCGTCGGCCAGGTTCTCGCTCCGGTAGCAAATATGGCGCTAATTCCGCCAGTATTCTCAATTTCAACATCATCTAGGGAAATCCACAAGCAATCGGGTGAAAAATATAAGTCGGCTATTCCGCTATCGATGGAAGCTAGGTGCTTTGCCCAAATACCGCCCCTTGCCGCATAAAATCCGTACTCGGTATTTTGAGAACAATAAAATTGATTATAGGCATTGTCTACCGTCTGTCCATTGTCCTGATAAAGTCCCGTTTTGTTTTTCCAGAGCCAGATATTATCAAAAGCGTTGGCCGTTGGCCCATATTCACCACCACCATTAACGCCAACTTGTAGTCCACGACCAGGCGTGCCCGTAACTTTCTGAATCTGTATATTCAGGAAATGATTAGATTGACTGGCAATTACTGCACCATCTATTAACAGACCAATGCCAGCGATGTCGTCTCCGTCTATCAATAAGTCCCACATCTTGCTTCCAGCCGTATTATTCCACTCAATCATCGTTTCGTTGGCCGCCCCGGCCCACCTAATTGTGGTAGTTTCTTTCCCGGCCCCAAGAAATGATATGTGTTTTCCGCCTCCGCAGTTAATGACAATCTTGGATGTAATTTTATATTTTCCCGGCAAAAAAAGTTGTCCGCCGCCAACCGCAAGAATAGCATTTATCGCCGCCTGAATCGCCGCCGTCATGTCGGTTGTGCCTGGTATCGTATTTTCCCCGTACATCTCCGGCGTGATGTAGTCGCCCTTGATGACCTGGTTCCCCATCGAGGAACCGATGAGAACACGACGAGTGTCCGTCTCTAGGCCCAGCTCCCCCTCGTCCAAGACCCCCATGTTGGCAACGGTCTTTTTCTGGATGTCTGCCTTCAGGGTTTGGAGTGCGTTCCAGTCCGCCGCCAGAATCTTGTCCGTGTAGTCAACTTTACTTGTCCACGTTGCCATCTTGTTATCCTCTTACCAGGGCGGTTCAAACTCCACATCCCAAGAAACCAGGGGAGCCTCCAGCGCGGGGATGACCGTCACGCCGTAGGTGTCCACCCCGAACACCGCCAGTCCGCAGAACGCCCCTAGCGGCCACTCGGGCTCGAGCGTGATTCCCCCTGCGGGCCACGGCCCTTCCAACGGAATTCCCATTATTCGACCGTAAAACCAAGGAACCATCCGGTATTCCCGGCGGCGCTATTGGTAATCTGGACACACGAAAGCCCCTGGTTTTGCCGGAGTAGGATACCGCGACGCACTTCGTCCTCGGACCAGTTAACGGGCACAAGTTCAAGTCCGCCTAGGGAGGCCAACATGATTGTTCCAGCGTTCGTCTCCTCCGAATGGATGGTGTAGTTGTAGAGAATGACGCCTTCGGTCGCCCCCGAGGTCGGCTTGGACCGACAGGTGACGTTAGCGGAAAGTGCGGATTGCGAAAGGTCCGGCAACACGGCGGTCTGGGCCACGCCAGCCACGCCAACAGCCGTCGTGCGGTTCAGTTTCCAGGCAAAGGCCGCGCCCGTAACGGCGGTCACAATGTCGGGAATTTGCTTAATCGACACGACCCTAACGAGCAGGGTCGGGTCCGCATTGAACAAATCCCAATGAATCGTGTTGGCGACGGCGACGTGAACCTGGATTGGGATGTTGTAAAAGTAAATGTGCGGCCTAAGTTGAACTAACATGATAAAGCTCCTTGTTTCTTACCGGGCCGAACGCTGGCCCAAATCAATAGAGGGTTCCCGGTAGTGCGTCCAGACGGACTTTGCTACTTCGCGGGATATGTCCGCGTTGTCCGCGGCCCATGCGTCTTCGAGTTTCTTATTGCTTTCGTCCACCATCCGCGCCGCCTGCTCCGGCTTGAGTGCCAACTTGATAGACAGTTTCAGCGCGTACAGAACCCGCTGGTCAAGGGGATGGTAGCCGATGTCGTAGTATTCCCCGTCCCGGTAGCAGACCGTCCGACTCGGCATACTCCGCCGCTTCCAGACGTAGTAAAGCCGCTCGTCACCCTTGCGGTGCGGTAGAATCCATAGTCGAATCTGCCAGCGATGGATTTTGGGATGCCACGCGGCGAATAAGTCCTTGTCCAAAACGGATAGTTCTTTGCTGAACCAGGGGTCAGGGATGGGCATGTGGCCTCCATAGAAAAAGAGAGGGGCGGGCGGCGCGGGCCGCCCGTCCTCTTGAGAATCAGTTGTTACGCAGTGTGCAGGTCCGTGTACTTGCCGTGGGCGTTTCTACAATCCGTACCCAGGTTCGCGTAAATCTTGAACCACGCCTCGTAGGCGTCCGACCCGGCAACGGGCTTAACCACGCCGCCGCCCTTGTCGTCCCACGCCAGGTTCTTGAGAACCCAAAGCGTGAGATGGGGGCGGGCCAGGAAATAGGCGTAGTTGAAGGGGCAGTTCTTGTGAACGATAACGGGGAGGTCCACGTTTCCGCCGACGTACTTGATGGCCTTCCATCCGGCGGTGAGGTCCAGCGTTTCCGTCCGATAGGCGGTCTTGATGAGAGCGAGGAGCGTGTTGCGAGTCGTCTGGGAGGTGAGCAGGAGGTCCACGGGTTCGCCGTCCGTGTTGTTGTCAATCTGGTCGAGCATGGCCTGAATAGCGGCTTCAGAGATGTGCGTGGCGGTAGTGATGACGTTGCCCCGCCAAGAGGTTTCCGTCACCGCGATGCCCTCAAAGTCCGTGGCACCAGGGGCGGCACCCTCGCTAACGATTCCGTCAATACCCATCATTTCGCCCTGAGCATCGTTGGCCCCGTAGGTGTTGGCCTTGTAGATGATGTCGTCGTCCTCGACGGTCGCGACGCTGCCGTCAAAGGTGAGCGTGGCGGTGGAGGGGACAACACCCGAAATCTGAACCGCTGTGGCGTGAATGGGGTTGTTGTCGGAGTCGTAAATGTCCACAACCTGGCCCTTGCGGTAGAACCGGGTGTTCGCCGTAGCATCGACAATCCCGCCGGGGGTATCGACCGTAACGGTCTGACCGCTAATGCCCGCCGAGCAGAAGCCCAGGATGCCCTTGCCCCCGCCGAGCAACTGCCTGTCGATGTCGAGTGTGAAGGCGTCGGTGACGCCCTGGATTTCGCCCTGTAGAACGTCAATCCAGCCGCCCTTGCCCTTGGCCGATTCGATGGAGAAACCGTCAACCTGAACGCGGCCATACATGCGCTTCATAACGATGTAAGCCTGGTCGTAGAGGTTCCTCTGGGCCGTGGGGAGCGTGTAGTCGTTGGCCGCCCTGGCACCGACAGCTTCAGTCATTCCGATACGAACCGGAATGACAATCCGCTTGCCAACCATATCCTGGGTTTTCTTTTTGATGATTGCCCAGAGAGGCGACTTTTTCCAGAGCTGATTGATGATCGCCGGAGTGTAAAACTCCTTCAAAATGTCAGAGATATAGGCGTATTCTTGTCCTGCCAATGGAATGTCTCGCTAAAAAATGCCGTCAGTCGGCGTTACTCGTTGTCGGCCTCCATCTCCCGTGAGATTCGGGCAAACGCCTTTCTAGCCGCCTGTCCAGCGTCGTCAAAACCGCGGATTTTCGCTTTGGCGGCAGGGACGGCCCGGACGCCCTGGGTCGAGGGCTTCTGGGGAATCACCTTCGCCTTGGAGTTCCGGGCAAGGTAGGCCGCGATGACCTCATCCTCGACCGCCTTCCGAACCTCGGGCGCGTGCTTGAAGACCTCTTTGATGTGTTCTATAGAACCGTAAATCGCGTGACTGCGTCGCACCAAGTCGGCCAGCGGGATGTCGGGACGGAGAGCGTGAACGGCGATGACCTCTTCGGTACTCGCCAACGGGAAGTCTGTCTTGTGCGACGTGAGGTCGTCAAGGAACTCCCGCGTTTTCGCTTCCGTTTGCTGACTCTGAATCCCGCCTTCGATGGCGTTCAGGCGTTGAGCCTGCGACTGGTTCTCCTTCCACATCGTCAGGGCGACCTGCTTTACGGCCTTCACGTCGTCAGTGTCGTACTCGCTCGGCTGGAGTTCCTTCGGGGGTTCGGCCTCCGCCTTCACCTTGCCGGGGTCTGCCGTGCGATACTGACTAACGAGCCGCGTGGCCTCTAAAGCATTAGCCTCTGCCTGCCTTTCGCGTTCCGCGATACGTTGCTCTCGCTGAGAGAGTTCCGTACCAACCTGGGTCATCCTCACACCCTTCTGAACAAAGGCCAGGAGGTCTTCCTTCCCGAAATCGGAAAGTTTGTAATCCTTGCCCTTAATCTTCAGGGTCGAGTCCATGCCCAGATATTTCAGGATTTCTTCGGTAGTCTTTTCTGCTTCTTTCTTCTCTGCGGCCTGAACCGCCGTCAGCTTCTTCTCTGCTTCCGGTTCCTTCTTTTCCTCTTCGGCTTCCTCCGACTTGTCCTCCTCGGCCTCCTCTTGGTCTGGACCTTCCTTCTCGGGGGGAGTGTTTATCTCCTTGTCCTCTCCTAAGTCCTCCAGAGTAATGTCCTTGGCGGTGTCGTCGTCTGCCTGCACTTCGGCGGTGTCGTCGAAGTCTTCCAGTAAATCCTTTGGCATTTTATGATGCTCCTAGAACGCCGCAGTTGCCGTCTTGCCGATTATCCCGTAGGGGTCGGCGCGGGCTGTGCGGTTGGTTGGGGCTGTGTTTGCGGCGGGGCTACCTTCGCCACCGTCGCCTTGATGTGTCCATCTAACGCCGCTTTCTGGAGCGGACTATAGTGGTCAAACTTCGGACTGAGCCTGTCCCGCAAGTGGTACTTCAAGTGGGCCAGGTTGTCGTCCAGTTCGTACACCCACGCCAGCGTGTCGGCGGGGTTGATGTTCTGGTTGTTCTCGATAAGGGCGTTCTCACGCATGGCCCGTTTCTCGTGGAGCAGAGCATCCGAAAAGAGTTTCTTCGCCTCACCGAGTTCAATGAGTTCCAGCACCGTCTTGGGGTCGGTCAGGAGTTTGCTATCCCACATCTTCTGCACATAGTCGATGCGAAGAGCCCGAGAGCGGGGGAGGCCCGTCTGGGAACTGACCTTGACATCGGTGTTGCCCCGGAGGTCGGACCCCCGGAACTTGATGGCCCCCTCGATGCTGTTCTTGCCGCAAACCTTGATGAGCCGTCCCACCGTGTACTTCTCCTGCACTATCCGCAGGGCCAGACTCCAAGCATCCGAGAAAACCGCGTCCATGTCGGTAATAATCGGGTTTAGAACCTGGTCGTCCTGCTCCAAGAGGACGTTGACCAACGCCCCCGAAGCATGACTGGCCCGGTTCGGGAGCCGCCCGAACGACGCCTCGTGGACACCCGCGACCATCTCGAACTCGCGCTCCAGTTCAGTCCCATTCTGAATGACCCAGGGCGGCATCGAATCCATCCGCAACTGCTCCGGCCTCCCGGCATTCATGTTGTAGTCAATAAAGATGGCCCCGGACTGGTCAAGGATGTGTTCCTTGTTCACCATTCCGTCAAAACCGCCCAGGATGCGAACCTGACTTGCCCGTTGTTCGGCTTGGGAGACGATGGACTTGTGGCGGTTATACGCCCGCTGGACGGGAACCAAGTCCTTCATCGTCCCGTCGTTATAAACCACGCCCTTCTCGTAGTGATTGATGGGAACTAGGCGGTCCTCGTAGGTAAAGACAGGGATTTCCCCGTAGGTGTTCTCCATACTATCGAGGACTTTATCCGCCGCCGTAATAATGTACATTTTCGGCGTCCAAAAGTGCTTTTTGATTACCAGCTTTCCGGTAATCTTCTCGTTGTCGCTGGACTGACTGAATTGAAAGTCCTCGTCCCCGGAGTTGTCCAACGAGAGCATCGTGTCGTGGACGTTGGACTTCTCGTTGAGAGACCCCTCCTCCAAACCGTACTCCTCCTCCAGAGCATCGGCCTCGACCTCTTCGCCGTACATGAACCAACGCCACTTGTTCCGGTCAAAGTTTAAGGGGTCAACGCGGCAGTTGAACGGGGACAGCACTTCCATTCCGATGTCCCCGGGTTCGGTCGTGGTCGTATATCTCTCGCCGATAGGTTTTCCGTCGTCATCAAGAATCGGCTCCGGTTGCCGAGACACTATGCCCGAGTCCTCAGAATTCCAGAAGACCCGGAGGTAGGCTCGGTTCGTCAGGATGAACCAAGCACTAAACGCCCGGCGGAGGGAGTAAAAGTGGAGTTTGTCGGACAGGAACTCCAGAACCTTGTCGCCGACATCGGCGGCGTTGGTGTCGTCGTATTCATCCGTGTTCGGGACAACTCCCATGTTCGCGGATGTCTGCGTCAACTTTGCCAGCATCGTCCGAGCGAAAGACCGCATCCGGTTGAAGACGAGTTTCCGTTTCCGCTTTATCTGGACAGGCTGGAGAGTCTTCGACCCCGTTTTGTAGTCGTAATACTGATAACCGGCGACCCAGGCCAGGATTTTCTTCCAGCGGGGGAAGCGAATGGTTACGTCGGGGTGTTCGTCCCAACAGGAGTTTATCTTATCGACCAGGTATTCCTCGTCCTCTTGGACGAGTTTCTTCCCGTCAACAATCTTGGTTTCTACGGTTCTGAGATTCATGCCCCGCTCCTACCCGCTCAGTAAAGACTGTCCGGGTCGTCCTCTTCCTCGGCTTCCTTCTTGGCCTCTTTCCGCTCCTCCCGGTTCTCCTCCTGTACGGCCTTGACTTCCTTCAGGTCACCCTTCCACTTGTCCTCGTAATAACGATATTCAGGTAAATTTTTTGCCATGATTCTGTTCAAGAGCTTCGTCCGTTCAATACGATTGAACGCCTCACTCACGACGTGCAAAACCAGAAGTACAATAACGATGTATAGCATCGTAACTCCTTATGCCGAGGCCACTAGGCCAAGTTTCTCTAGCACGACTAGGATGGAGTTGATTTTCCCGTTAGTCGTGTTAAACGCGGCGATAACCTCGGCTTCGGTGTCGAGACCTGGGGTTGCATAGTCCACCTTGGCGTCAGTGATGTGGGCCGTCTGGCGACCAGTCAACTCTACCGGGTGGGTGAACACCTTTTTTCCACCGATGATTTCATAAGGTTCGTCCATAGTTTCCTCCTAAAATAAATGCTCTACATCGTCACTCAGGAGAAGTTGCCCCGGTCGAACGACCCCGGGCATCTTGTCCCAAGATTCCCGTTCCCGCTCCTCGTCCGTCTTCTTCAGGTACTCAGGAACTACCAGCAACTTCGGCGGGTCCGTCACCGACGGGAATACCACCACATCCAAGATGTACGCCAGGGCGTCGAGGATATTGTCTCGTTGGGACTTGTCGAACCGTAACGCCTCGTCCTTCAGGTCCGCCATCCCGTTCGGAGCCAGCAATATCTGACCCTTCTCCCACCAGCCCGAGAGGTTCCCGATTCGCAGTCCCT